GCTGTACCTACCAAAGAACCAGGAATGTTTTGAACAACATTACCTGCAATGTTAGAAACAATTGCACCAGGAGCAAGACCACCACTCAATATATTTGCATCTTCTAATGCTGCACCAACAATACCTTGCCCCTGTGCAACTTTTCCAATTAACTCTCCACCAGGAACAGAACTAAGGGCACTTGATGCAAGATTAGTTGCAAGTGATGCTGGTCCAGGTACTTTTCCGCTAGCAAGATCTGAAACAGCAGAAACACCCACATTAGCAACTGCAGCAGCAACAGGACCACCAGCAGCAACAGCAGTAAGACTTGCCGCAGTGTTGAATAAACTTTCAGCACGAAGACCTAATCCCGCCCTGCCTACAAGATTTTCTTGATAACCACAGATAGCGTGCCAGTTTGGTCTCTTTGTTGTCTCTGTGAACTTACAATATCCTTTCTTGCCAGGTCCTAGTTCAAGAATATTCTTCGCTTGAATTTTAATATTATTGCCAGCTTTAATTGTTATATCTTCTTTCGCTTCCATATGGATGTTTCTGCCTTTGATGCAGACATCACCATTCTCTAAGGCGTTGATAACAATACTTCCATGTAATCCTGTTATAAAAATATCTACACTTCCTTCAGGATTCTTCTCACCACCTACAATTTCAATGGTTCTATCACCATAAACGTGGGTGATACCACCTTCTGTCATTCCAATGACAGATTTATCACCACTTTCAGTGTTAGCATACAGATTATAAACATCCGAACCATTTTGACCCATTTGAGGGTTTCCAGTATCCAATCTTACATTGGGACTGAAACTCTCTAATGACCTCTTATGAAATTTGGTTTTAGGTTCTGACTGGTGTGGCATATGATATATCTCCTTTCAATATTTAGTATCCACCACCATATCCGCCACCACCAGAACTTGGTGGAGGTGTAGGAGGAGAAGGTGACGGTGTTGGTGTAGGAGATGGGGTAGGTGTTGATGATGTTCCGCCACCTCCACCAGATGTTGTTGGTGGTGGTGTAGATGATGGTGGTGGAGTTGTTGTACTAGATGTGGTAGACGTGGTTGTAGTTGATGATGATGTACTACTAGATGTGGATGAAGTTTCTCTAATGATTTGAGTTGTTGTGCTTACAGTTCCTGATGAAGATCCAAGACTCTCTGCTTGAGTATCATAGATGTATTGATGTGGTGCAGATGTATGTGTAGCACCAACCATCTTTCTACCATTTGTTGGATGAATGTGGAATGGTCCGTAATACGCTTTACCATTGACATATCCAACGATGTCATCATCCTTAGATATACAATCAATAACTTGCTTGACTTCACCTTGTGGTTCAACAGGTCTTGTGGTGAATCTTGGTTTAAGAATAACACCAAAACCTGTTTGAGTATTAATTTCAAACTCAACTTCACCAGTAATTTGTGGGAACTTAAGTTCTCCTACTGGAGTCAGTTTCTTAATACCACCATTTTCATCAACATCTATAGTATATTCATTGCCCAGATTATCAGTGACCGTATCGCCTTCATTACCACCAATGTAACCAACACCAGGAGTTACAACTGTTGCAGGATTCTCTGTATTGATTGTAATATCATTGACTGGGTTATCAACTGAAGGAGTATAATTTTCTCCAGGAGATACTAGTACAATATCTGTTATTTGCTGATATGTTGGGGAGTTAGGATCATAATCAATAATTGCTCTCGCTACAGCACCATATCCACTCTTACATTCATCAACAATCTCAACAAATGGTGGAGTTGTATATCCACCACCACCATTTACCAGATCAACTCCAAGTAAACTTCCAGTTACGCCACGATCTGCATTGGCAAGACCAATAATTGCATTAGCAACTCCACCAATACCTTTACCACCAAAGATTTTAATTTTAGTTCCACCACATCCACCAAGTTCTGGAGGACCAGCATAACAATTACCAAGAACACTTTCAAATCCAGGAACTGATACACTTGGATTTGCGAAGTCAAACACACCGAGGGAACCAGTTAAACCTGCAATATCTTGAACAGCGTCAACAATACCAAATCCTCTGGATGCTGCCTCTCTCGCCTTATTTGCTGTTTCTAAAATTTGACTTACTGGAGTCCCTGCACCCTCATTAGATCCAACACCGATTGTCCATTCGTTTGATGCAAGAGCGTAGTCTGCTGGTGGTTCATTACAATCAAGAGCACTTACAACATTTTGGAAAGCATCAACTGCACTAGAAAGGAATCCAAATGGATTGAAATCACCAAGAATTTTACCCACTCCACCCAAAAGTGGTTGCAGTGCCTTTGTAATTCCTCCGATGATAGTGTTCATAATAGCAGCAACACCTTGATCTGCAACACATTGAACAAAATTAGATACATTATCGGCAATATTTGTCAATAATCCCTGAATCATTCCACCGATACCACCAATAACGGAATTAGCAATACAAGGTAGAGCATCCGAAATTGCCTTTACTGGACTAATAAATGTTGATTGTGCTGCGATACCTGCGAGATCTGCTGCTTTACTACTACCAGTCGCAGCAAGAACTGTGGCATATACACCTTTATAAAGAGTTTCAAGTCCTTTATTCATCGCCCCACCCATCGCTTCGGATAGTGTGTTGGTCATATTGTGAATCATACCAGTTGCACCGGACTGGATGCTTTTTGTTATGGCACCAATTCTTTCATTTATTTTTTGCGTGAAATCACCAATGCCATCAGTAATTCCCTTAATAATATTCTGAACATCTCCAACAAAATTTTCAATATCAGTTTTTATATTATCAATCTCTGAACTAACTTTTGCTGTTGCCATTGTGACTTTCTGTCCAATAGCTTCATAAGCAGATACTTCTCTCTTGCCAGGATCTTTTATTTCTCCACCAACTTTATCAGCAATCTCAGGAGAAACTAACCTTGGTGACTTTTGAGATTCTGTACTACTCTCACTAGATTGACCAGGAACGATTGCCTTCGATGGTTTTACTGCATCAGTAAATCCAGTAAATGGTTCAAATGGTTTGGCATACGGACCTGGATATGAAACTGCATCTGTTCTTCCAAATATGCCTATAACACATGGTAATTGAGCATCATCACCATCAAGGAAAAATCCCAATACAGTGTCACCCTGAGATATTTTTGGTGATCTCGCTCTATTTGCTGCACCAGATCCATCACTTACACCAAGAAGAACCTGTGCCCAAGGAAGTTGTTCATTTGGCAATTCTAGTTCAGAATATGGATGATAACCCATAATACGAACTTTACATCTGTTACCCCACCCAGCACCATCAGCTTGATCTTTCCAAGCAGCAATAGGGGCAACTTGACCGATCCACCAACGGAATCCGTCTCTACCTACAAAATTAGTTTTTAGAAAAGCCTCTTCTAACATCGTTACTTTTTACCTACAGTGTCTCTGATCAACATCATTGCTGTGTATGATCCTTCCTTATCAAAATGGTGACGAAGTTGCTTAATCATATATAGACCACTTTCTATAGGATCACTCTCTTCTTTTCCAGTTGCAGTTTGTCTAAAGTCACATTCAATAATATCACCTGCTTTCAATGATGTATTCATTGGAACAGTCATTTCCACCTTTTGAGTGAACATATCGGCATATCTATAAAGTGCTTGTGATTGATACTGAAATGGGTCTGCATTTTTAGTAGTATCCACTTTATCTTCAAGAGTTCCCCTATCAATAAATCCAGACATAATTCTGGTTGGATATTCATCCAATGGTTTCACATCAGTTGAATTAACTTTTGGTAACCCTGGATCTTGGGATCCCAGAGTATTTGTTTTTTTAATATGATCTTTATGTAAATACACTCCCTCCTGTTCTCTTGTAAATGCTGCTCGATGAAAATCAAAATAATATCTCATTGAGCTATATGCACCCAGTTTTAACTTTTCAATAACATTTTGATTCTTGTCAAGATAATATGTTGATATTTTAAAATCTTCATTCTGCTCACCTTTTCCATCAGCAACCATAGTTTCACTGTAAAGTGCTTTTGGTTTCTGCTCAATCATTTTATTCAAAGACTTGAAGTGCATTCCCTCTTTAGTTTGATAAAAGACGAAACCAGCAGTTTCACTGTCAACACCCTTTGATGCCAACCACCTTATAACTGTAAATGGTTTTCTCATATTACCTATGAAACCATACTTGTTTTCAGTTTGATGTGGTGCTTCTGCAAAAGATACATTAAGGTACTCTTTAACTATTTGCTCTACAGATCCACTTATATTTTGTGATGTTGGATATCTTTTTGTAACTCTTGTGGTTTCATTTGTAATAGCAACTTTTGAACATAAATTCAGAATGAAAGTTTCTGAAGTGCTATCGGAAATATAATTTGAAATTCCAGAAACATAGAGATAGTCATCTGGTGTTTGTGAAAAATCTAATCCAGGTAATCCATCCACAGATTGTTTGATTCTTAAAGATACTCTCTCCCCACCTTTTAAAGGTAATCCCTGATATATTCCCTTTCCATTGATAACAGGACCAGAAGAAGTTACTAATATCTTTGCAGTTACATAAGGACGAAAAATATCCTCATAGTAATCTACTGACTGAACGCCTGGTCTAAGATCAACAGACTCTCTCGATTCACTAGATTCTATTAGTATTTCTTCGTATCTTGATGGATCCGATGCTGACATTAGGTATATTCTAGTTCTGTAAGTAGTAACTTTTTCGCTAATGCGATACTACTATTTAACCCACTTCCAGTAGGCATTTGTGATGAAGAACCACCTCCAGATGCAACTTGTTGTGGTGGTGGTTGATTTGATTGTGGAATTGGAATTGGTATTGTTCTTTGTCTATTGGAAGATAATGGTCCTGTTTGCTTTTTCTTAGTTTTTACAAGTGGGAATTGATTTCCTGTTTGATTTGGTTGATTTATTTGTAATGGTGAGTTTGGTCCACCCTGCCCACCAACATTTCCATATTTTCTGATTGCTTCTTCTGTTCTATCAGCACCTATTGTTGCAGCATTTTTTCCAACACCTGCATAGTAACTCTGCCCTCTAGTTACTTGTTGACTTTGTCCCTGCATAGTTTGAAGAACAGGTACACCTGCAAACGCTTGAGCAAGACCCTTAGCAAATTCAGTTGGATTTTGAGCAGCAAGTTGTCTTGTTAATCCTTTCTCTTTTTCTAAGAATATTTCAATAAGTATATCCTGTGTTTTTTTATCAAAAACACTATCCATATCCAAACCATAGTCTTTACCATACTTCTGCACAAGATCTTTTACATTGAGTATTTGATATGCACCTGCAGCAGCACTTCTTTGATCATCAGGAATACCTTGTGCTTTTTGAAAATTCAAATAATCAGTTTGGAATTGATCCAATTGTGTAATTGTCATCGTAGAAAGATCTTCATCTTTTCTAGAGAACTCTGCTTTGACACGACCATTTGCATCATAAATTACCAGGTTGCCTTTGTAAGGTGTAGTATAATCACCACCCGATTCTGCAGATCTAATAAGATTTTTTAACTCCTCTGTTGGTCCACCTGTATATTGTCCTTGATTTTGTCTTGGATTTTGTCCTTGTGTTGTGGGTTGGGAAGATGTTCCACCAAAAAATTGATCCCAGGTTTCTTTCTGACTCCACTTTTGCAGGAGTTTCATTCCCTCCTGCATAGCTTTACCTACATCTTCAAGGAAGGTTGTGATAGATTTTGAATCTTTTTCAATACTTAATCTTTCAGTAGTAGTATCATTAACTTCTAACCTTTGCTTTTGAATTTCAACTTCATTGTTGAAGATGTTGAAAAAACTAAAAGTTTGATTGAACCAATTGGTCAAACCTTGAATTGTATTTTGTACTCTTTCTTTTAAACTTTCAACTGCTTTTATAATCCTTGGTAAATTTAAAACAGTCCAAGTAATTAATATCTTTCCAACAGTATCAAAAATTCTACCTAAAAATCCTCTAGTGCTTGATGCAACAGATTCTGCCACATTAGGAGATTTTTCAAGATTTTTCAAATTATTTGCTTCAATTAAATCTTCCTGCTCTCTCCTTTGAACTGCTTGACGTCTTTTCTGGAAAGAAATCAATTTGAGTGATATCGACTTCTTCTTCTCTCTATTACCAACACGAAGCGATTTTGTTATACCAAGAGATGATTTGGTTGCAGCACGAAGACCTGAAGAAAATGCAGATACTGATTTCCTTATATTTTTTAATGTATCTTGATTTTTTTGAAGTGCTGCTGACATTTAGAGTATTCCGTAGATACTTACGTTTGAGACACCGAATGGATCATCAGGATCTCCAGAGGCATATGATGGTACTGGTGCAATATTTCCAGAAGAAGAATCTACCTCTTGAGGTTGAGCAGAAGATCCACCAGACATTGGCATCGGGACAACATTAATTTGCTCTGAAGGAATTTCTTGACTAATTCTATCAACAATTGGTTTCCTGTCATTAAATACAGGTTGCACCGTAGATGGCAGATTTCCAGTTCTACCTATCTCATTTTCTTGCGCTATCATAGCAAGGATTTCTGGATCAGAAACTTTAGCACCAATTTGATTTTCTGGAAGTGCTTCTCTTAGTGCCGTTTTTTTCCTGAATGCTTTCTCTAAAGCATCACCAGTATCAAATGAATAGTTGAAAATATTCCCACCAGGCATTTCCATGGACCTGATAGATTCCATAAAACCTTCACCATAAGTATTGACAACGTTTACTGGCATAACAAATTCACCCGCAGTGAGATTTGCAGGAACTTTATCAATACCTGCAGGACCTTCAACCATTCCACCAAGAGCCATATTCTGTGGTGCAGGTTCAGGTTCAGATGGTTTTTCGGTTTTTACAAGTGGGAAGGGATTTGATTTTTGAGTTTGACCTTGTTGACTAGTTTGATTATTATTTCCACCACCAAAATTAATTACAGGTCCTGGTTGTAAAAATCCGGGTGTTGGTATCGGTATTTTTAATCGGTTACTAGCTTCGGTAATCAAACTTCTTACAAATTCTTTACCCTTTTCAACTAACAAATTAACAAAGTTTATAATTGGTTCTCTAAAAAGATATACTAACGATATACCTGTAAGGATGAGATTTAATTTTGAAAATCCACCAACAATCAAACCTAAGGCAAGTTTAATTGCACCAGTAGTCGCAACATATCCTGCAACACCAGTTAAGACCATATCTTTGATCTCATTCAATCTTTTCTGATTACCTTGCCCAAGTGCTATAAGTGCATCAACACCTCTAGCAAGTAACCAACCACCAGCAAGTCTGAATAAGAATGAAGAAAGACTTGTTAAAGAACTCTGTGCTTTCTGTCCTAATCGTATTACTGGTCTAAGTGCTGCTGCTTTTATTTTTTGTTCTATTACGCTCTCTTTTCCTTCACGCAACTTTTGTTGCGCTGCTCTATTTTCTAATATTCTCTCTTGCTGCTCCTTTTGCCTTTCTAATGCTTGCTGTGTTGCAAAAGATGTTCTTACACCTTCAAGAGAACTTGAGAGTTGATTAACTTGAATACTAAGACTTCTTATTTCACCAGAAACAGCAGCTAACTGCATAGAATTTGTATTCAGCAACCTTTGAGATCTAATCTCAGAAGGTGATACTGCAGAAGGATTTGCTCTACCCGTAAAGGCAGAGGATGAAATTCTACGTCTTCTAGCTATTAGTGGCGAAACTTCAACCATTCATCTGCTGTTGTTGTGCTTTTAAGTTTTCTTCTTCAATGTATTGTTGGAGGAAAGTAAGGTAAATTTCTTTCTCCCAAGGTATCATATTTTCAAGTTCTGTCAAGCTGTATTTATGGTGTTGCATCATAGCAAAATTTATTCTAAAGTATGACTCAAGGTCAGTATGAGCCATACTTATACGAAAAAAGATGCTAACCCTTCCAACACGATATCGTTTTCAACTTGAGTATTTGGATTCAATACCTTGATTGTATGAGAAAGTTTGGGCATTGTTTCAAAGAACTTTTCAATTTCTTTGAATTGTTTTGAACTCAGTTGCTCAACAAATTCTCTTAGTTCTTTTTTAGTACAATCTTTTGTTGACCAGGATTCTTCCTCATTGTAAATTTGTTCTATACAAGACATAACAATATCAAAGGTATCATCTACACCAACATCATTCAGTGCAAAATTACTCTTGATGAATTCATCCATTGCAGGATATTTTAATCTCATAGTTAGATCATCATCAAGTTTGACATCTCTTGAGTGTTTTTTATCAAAAAGAACTTCAATCTCATCAAGAGTGATAACTGCTGGAACTTTGGTTTCTCCATCATCTGGGCAAGTGACCATAACTTCAACCTCCTCTCCGACAGATTTGCCGCGAATGTTGAGGAAGAGATATTCAATGTCAAAGGTTGCAAGTTCATCAACCTTGACACCTCTTGACAAAATGCAAGAAGAAATCACTTCTTTGACTGCATTTGCAATCGTTGAAATATCCTCGCTTTCCATAGCGATGATAAGAACTTTCTCTTCTTTAACCAAGAATGGTCTATACTTAATTTTCTTCTTGGTAGAAGGAATCACCAACTCATAGGTTGGTGTGGAAATCTTTGGTAAAGGCATTACAATCTATGCACATCAGTAAAATTATTTATTAGGTATTAATTGAGGTGCTACCACCACCACGAACACCTTCAGAAATGATCCTGCTTCCACCATCACCACTATTTAAGAATCTACCATCAGCAATAAGTTTTTGAACACCATCAAGATCTTCATTAAATGGTCTCTGAGCATATCCAGTTATATCATCAAGACCATCAAGATTCTTAGCTCTTACTGTTTCAGTAAATGCTTTCTGAGCTTTTAATTGAGAAGAATCATTGTTTTCAGATTCATCTAATTGTCTGTCAAGGGATCTTGATCTACCTGAAATATGATAATCATATGTAAATGAAGCAGTCGCTTTCAAAATTTTAGATCCTTCATAAGATACTTGCATAGCATCTAATGATAATGGAAATAAATTAATAAACTTATATTCAATGTAATTTTTATAGTCTCTCTCAAACTTAACAATTCTAGTTTCACTACACTTGTATGCATCAGGATATTGCATTCTAAAATAATATCCATCTGCTATTGGATCTGCAGACTCACCTTCTAATCTAGATCCAGATGAAATGAACTCCATCCAATGTTCTAAAAACTTCAAAGATTTATAATCATTATCAACATAAAAATCCATACTCATTTCAGTAAAAGATCTTGTATGGGCAAATTTTTGTGCCACACCTTGATATTTTCCTACAACTGATGCTGTAGCGTGAGCACTACCAGGTAAAGATGCCCTACAGCACAATAATGATAGATCATCTGAAATATATCTACCAAGAATACCTTTAGTCTTAAGATAATCCGCCAGTATATCACTAAACCCAGCAAAGGTTACTGCATAATGAGAGGTTTGAGCAACATTTGATAAAGTAGGTTTTATCTGAGATATCTTTTTCGGAAATGGTCTAGGCACTCTAAATACTCTTAGGTGATTGTTTAGTTATTTAGATGTCATATAAAGGAAAATACAAACCCTCTTATCCCAAGAAATATAAGGGTGATCCGACCAATATTGTATATCGTTCTCTGTGGGAACGCAAGTTTATGGTCTACTGTGACAACAATCCAAGTGTTATAGAATGGCAGTCGGAAGAGTTTTGTATCCCATATCGTTCTCCTATTGATAATAAGGTTCATAGATACTTTCCAGACTTCTTCATCAAGTACAAAGATGTGAGTGGTAAAATAAAATCATCTTTGATTGAAATCAAACCAATGAGGCAGTGTTCCCCTCCACCTAAACCAAAGAGGCAGACAAAAAAATACCTGAACGAAGCATATGAGTATGCTAAGAATCAGGCAAAGTGGAGAGCAGCACAAGATTACTGTGCTGACAGAATGTGGGAGTTCAAAGTTATGACTGAAAAAGAATTAGGTATCAAGTAATGGCAACCAGACCCACAGATACAGATAGTAATGTAAATAGGGTCCGTGGTATTGCTGATGATATCATCGGAATAAAAGATCCTGATGATATTATGATTGCACTACTTGAAGTTCTTACAGAGCAACCGAAAACATCTGTTCAACCAGGTCAGATATACGTCTTTGTATATAATGCAAAGACACCCCAACTAAGGTACGATCAAAATCCTTTTGTGGCAGTTACAGATATTATGCCTTGGGGTTTCCGTGGAATCAATTTTCACTGGGATGAACCTAGACAATATACCTGGGCAGAAGTTGCTGGTGGGGTGTATAGAGTATACCCATCAGAGGTAAAAGATTTATCAATGATTCCTTTTGGCAATTTCAAGCTAAATACTTGAAAAGTATCTAGATAGATGGCTGCGACTGATGTCAGAAATAGGAATCTTGGTGGTGAACCTGAAAAGAAAGAAATTCTGAGGTATCCTCTTGATAAAATTCAAGAAACTCATGATTTCTTATTGATTTCTATCTTAGATATTGATAGAAGTAATAATACTTCAAGTAATCCAATCAATCTTTTTGGTAATACATTTTATCAAGTAAGAGGTCCTAATACTTATCCATTACCTAATCCACCTAATCCTAGTGATCCTAGTGATATTGCGAACGTTGGAGGTACTCAATTAGGAATAAACTTAAATGGTTTGAATGTTGATAATTTTACAGACTTCTTCAACAGTGAAGCGAACGCTGAAACTAGAGGAGAATTGTTTCAAAATGCTCAAAATATTTTCTTACCAATACCTCAAAAAGTTACTGATAGTTTTAAGGTAGGATACTCCGAAGATAGAATGAGTCCTTTAGGTTTAGCAGCTGCTGGTGCTGTTGGAGCAATGCTGGAGGGTGATCCAACAAAAGGAGCACAAACTGCTGGATCTATCATGCAGGTTTTGAAAAGTGTAACTGGTGGTGCCCAGATTGATATGACTGGTGCTGATACTAATGCTCTCAAACAAGCATTAGCAGGTAATATTCTTGGTGGATTCCAAAATATTACACCAAATATGCTAGTATCTAGAGCATCTGGTCAGATATTACAATCAAACCTTGAACTTCTATTCAGTGGTGTGTCACTTAGATCATTTCCATTTGTATTTGATTTTGCACCTAGGGATGAAAGAGAAGCAGAGATGGTTGCAAAAATCATCAAAACTATAAAGATGGGTATGGCACCAAGAAAGGGTAGAGGACTACTGATTCAATCTCCACATTATTTTAAGTTCCAGTATTTTTCTGGAAAACAACAGCACCCCTTCTTGAATAAATTTAAAATTGGTATTCTCTCTGATATGAAAGTGGACTATACCGCTTCTGGCACATATGCAACTTATGGTGGAAAATTAAAATCTCCAGTTCATATGAGAATGGAACTTACCTTTAGAGAGATCAATCCAATCTACAGAGAAGATTACGAAGAAATGGGCGACATTTCAGGAGTTGGTTACTAATGTCTTACTTCAGAGAACTACCAAACGTATTATATCCATCTACTCTTGGTGAGAAGATTTCATCACAAGAATATCTTGTCGTCAAGAATTTATTCAGAAGAGTAAAGTTTCAAGATTCAGTAGAAGCAAGAGGTACATACTACAAGAAGTATGTAATCTCTGAAGGTGAAAGACCTGATACTGTAGCAGAAAAGTTTTATGGTGAACCCGATTTAGATTGGGTTGTTGTTCTTACTGCAGGAATCACAAATATAAAAGATGAATGGCCACTGAGTAATTATGATCTATACAGATATGCAGACGGAAAATATGGAACTGAACTAAATGCAACTCACCATACTGAAACTCTTGAGGTAAGAGATTCTAAAAATAGATTGATTCTACCAGCGGGTGAAATTGTAGATAGTTCGTTTAGAATTCCTGCACCTTTAGATACTAACATAACTTATACTGTTGTCGGTGCATACGAAAATACCACTCACACGGGGAGTGGTGATTTGAATCCTACTACATCAGTTTCAAACTTTGCTTATGAAGTTGAAGAGAATGAGAAGAAAAGGGAAATAAATTTACTAAAACCAATCTATCTTCAACAGTTTTTAAATGAAACTCGCGATATAATGAAGTATAACACTAACTCACTTTATATCACGAGTTCACTGATTGCTACAGAAAATAATAGATTAACTGGACCATAAGAGATCCAAACTCTTATCGAACACCATCACATATCGGTGCTTTTGTGTTCGATCTCTCCATTCACCTTCTTCACCCTTGATACTTCCTCGGGAGTGTTTAGTTCCGTCTGCAAAGTAAAAATCTTTCTTTCTGTCTGATAGACCACAGTAGCGAAAGTTGCAAGCACGATAAATTGT